AAAGAATTTTGGTGGAAAATTGGGAGTATCGGAAATTATTGATGTACACTCCGCCTAGATCTGACTGCTGAACGTCGGATTCACTATTAATCCCTTGAAAAAGACAAATAGTGACGCAATGATTTGAGCAGGTTTCAGGGTCGAACACCTCTTGTCCTTTTGGATCTCACTCACGAGGGCACTGACCACCTTGTCCACGTGCGTCCCACCCTTGGTGGTTGCAATCCCATTGACCCATGAACACTGCTGGAACCCCCCCGAGGTTGAATGGCCAATCACAACATCTAGCCACACCTCATTCATCTTGAGTGTCGTAGACCCATAGGCAACAAGACCGTGCATCTTCGCATACTCCTCAAGACTTGGGACGGTAAGCAATTTTGAATTGAAATTGACCTTGGCCTTGGGACACCAAAGAGCCGCGTCCCAGGTTCGCTTCTCGGCCACCTTGACAAAGTCACCGATCCCGCCGAACCTTTTGAGGTCAGGCGTGAACCCGACCCGAACATAGACGCCGTCAGACGTGTTCTCAATGACGGGTGTGTCGCACTTACCCATGTTGTGGTGCCACATCTGGCGGTACGTCTTTTTGCCATCACTGATCACGATCCAAAATTTGTTTGAAAATACGTTTGCAAGTTTCGCGCCGTACCCGTTCCGACCACCCGTGACGCGTTGCTCATCGTCGTTATAGTTTGAACTGGTCAAAAGGTGACCAAAGATGAGTTCGGGGATCCAGAGGGGTGTTCCATCGGAACCTCGCTCCTTGTCATGTTTCTTGAGTGGAATAGAGACTCCCCAATTTTCAACTGAAATTGTGTTGTCAAAAACATCGACCAGAATCTGTGACACCTTCTTCGGGTGTAAAGAGTACTGGTCGATCGCATTGACCAAAACCTCATCAAAGATTTTCACCAGTGCAGGTGATACATGACAAACAATAGATTCAAAACGTCCAGCCACACGTGTCCAGTACGTTGAGGACTCGGGTGCCAGGGATCCAACATATGTGTCGGGTCGTTTGAGAATGTGCTCGACGTGTGTGAGGCGTTCATAGTTCATACTGTGTATACGGTCTATTTCTTTAGTAGGAAGTAGGCTATGGCAGCTGCAAGGACACTCCAAAGAATGATGTGATCTAGATTTCGCATCGAAATTGCAAGTTCAGGTGTGACTTGGGCCTGGTACTCCTTGGGCTTGAATGGAAGCCACAAGTACCGACCGAACGGCACGAGGGTCGGCTTGAGCTTCCCCTTTTGACACTTGTACGAATAGTCGTACCATGCAAGCGCGATATACGGAAACCAAATCAGAAAGGCGAGGATCCAGAGATTCTTGGGTGGTAAGTACCAATATCCACCGGCAAGAATCGCTGTAAAGACGATGCACTTCACATTGAGTGAGAACGGGTAGCCTGGGAACAGACCACCGGCCATTTTATAGTAAGTTCATAGAACTTATTTACGGAGGCGTACGAAAAGAATTACAAGAATGATCAAAAGAATTGAAATTAGAATTTTGAAATGAAAATCAGATGACGGTCGACTCAGCCACTTGGCACGCGCCTGTTCAACCGTGAATATAGGTTTGCCCAAACGTTCGTTCACCTGATTATGAAGAAGGACCGACCACTCAAACTTATCCAGTGCCTGATCAAATGGAAACGCTTCGAGAAGATCCCTAAAGTGCATTGCACATGCTGGACACGGAATGACGTTCGCAAACTCCTGGACAAATTCAGGCGTGATAGTTTCGGTGAGGCACAAATTGTGTAAAGTTCCCCACATGTTCGGGCCCCATATTTCAGGTGCGACACCCATTCTGATATAGGGTTAGAAAAATCTACTCGGCCTCGACCTCTGCCTCTGGCTCCTCCTCAGCCTCTGGCTCGGGCTTGTGGCAGTCGCACTCGGTGCACTCGCACCCCTCACACCCTCCCTCGCACCCACAGTCGCATCCGCACGTCTTCGATGCGTTCAGAGCCTCCTCGATGAGAGCCGACGCACGGTTCACGGGAACGTCGTCGTTCGCCTCCTCAACCTTGACCCAGCGAGTTGGCTCACCCTCGCGGATATGTACAAACTGCGAGGCGATAACAGCCTTGCCCTGGGAGGTGATTGACCCGTCGGTCTCAAACACAAACTCCTCTGGCTCACCACCTTCGTGGAGCAAATCAGAAATATGATTCACGTAACTTCCCGTATCAACGTTCTTGATGAACTTTCCCTCGAGAACATATGAGTTTGCCGTCGGTCCAAGCTGAACACGACCAAAGATTCCGGAAGACCAGAACAGACCCGTCTCTGGGTCCTGAAGCGTAAACGGCATTTACTATTAGGAGAGGTTTTTGTTGTCCGAGTATTTCCACGCATATCCAGCAGATGTTTGTATCTTCCCTTTGAGGCAAAAGCATATACCCGACCGTTGACAGTTTAGCTCTAGTGCCGCATCTGCTATAGACCCGAAACGTTTGATAAAGTTTCCGTCTTTATCATATTGGTCTATAGCTATAGCCTTTTTAGAATCTTTTCCTTTTGGCATGGACCGGCCTTTCTGGGACTCTGACATTCTTTGTCGCGTCTCTTCACTTTTTCGAACGCCTTTCATAGTTTCGCTCGTCTTTTTTCGAGATTCTTCTGAAATTATCCTTCCTTTAAGAGCCGCGCTCAGTTTCTCTTTTGTCTCACCTGAAAGTGGTTTTCCATAGTTAGGATTGTTTTCACCACTCATGAGTTCCTTGAACTTCCGTCGACGCTCATCGGTCCATGGAATACCCGTGTGTCCTAGCCCCCCAGGCGCGGTATTATACGGTGGTTTGAGAGTTGAAATAAAGTAAATCTCACGTTCGTTTAGAAGTTTAGACAATTCGTCTTTTGTTTCAGCTTCTAGGACTTCTATATCCTCTATAGTAAACACATCAACACCGTACTTTTTCATGGCGTTATAAAGAACCATGTTCACTTCACCCCGCCTGGCTTCACTTTTGTGATCAGTGAATCGCCTGGACAATGTCACTCGGGTCTGGCCTATATAAAAGTTCCCGTTTTCAAGGTTGTCGATCCTGTACACTCGGCCTGTGTACACCATCTAATAGGATACAACATTATTTTTTTAAGCTCGAGAGACTATAGACCTCCGCGCAACCTCAAGACGAGATGGAGGCACGCTTCTTTACTAATATTGTAGTCTGAAAGAGTCCGCTCGTCCTCCAACTGTTTGCCTGCAAAGATCAGACGTTGTTGGTCCGGAGGTATGCCTTCCTTATCTTGAATCTTTGCCTTGATATTTGCAATAGAATCCGAGGACTCAACCTCCAGTGTAATCGTCTTGCCCGTAAGAGTCTTCACGAAGATCTGCATCTGTGGTTACTATACGTGAGTATTTTTTAAGGCACTGCTCAAAAAAACGTGTCCTGTCCCTGCTAAGTACCTCGTGTCCCTATGCACACCAAACAAACACACCATGGACCTTGCCAAGCTTGACGCCTCTATCGCCCGCTTCAAGGCGCACACGCTCGAGCTCAGGGCCAAGCGTCACAAGCTCGTGCGTATCGACGAGCCCCCCAAGCCGCACGAGTCTGCACACAAGGAGAAGCCCAAGGCGCTTCCCGCTGCAAGCCGTTGCCAAGCCAAGACCATGGAGGGGAAACAGTGCGGGTTCAAGGCGACCTGTGGAAAATTCTGCAAGAAGCACGCAATAAAAACCTGAGTATAGTGTAATATGGAGTGGAACTACCTCTGGGCCGCTCTCGTGGTCAACTTTCTCCTCGTCTATCTCGTCCCGCGTCTGATAAAGAAACCCACGGGTATTCAGGTCGTGGACGACACCGTCCTGTTCCTGAATTCTCAGAAGGGATTCCTACTCGCTTCCTCTATCGTCGTCGGCGTGACCGTGTACCTGTCCCACTACTGGGTCGATTCACAGGTCGAGGGTGGCGGCGGCGATTCCCCGAGCTCCCCTACAAAATATTGATCTACTGTAAATGGCAACGACGAACGCGGCAATTACCCAGACGAATAACGCGATGAGACAGTTGAACGTCGCGGCCAATGCCCAAAAGCAGGCCGAGGCGGGGAACAACGTGGCCCAGAACTTGAGCAAGATGAACACGAACCTCAACAAGTCGGCACAGGGTCTCCAGAACGCGGCGAACAAGATGTACAGGCTCAACATGAAGAACATTGGGAACAAGCTTATGGAGGCGTCCAGGGCGGCTCAGGCGGCTGCAACGGCCAAGGCGGCGCAGAATGCGACGCAGGCTATGAACCTGTTGACCAAGGCTATGGTCAAGAACTTGAACCTTGTGAATCAGGGCAAGCCTCCGGCAAACGGAGCAGGTGTTGCTTAACCGACCTGACCAATTCCTTCGTGTGTGTATGATCACAGAACGTCACGCGCTTTTCGAAACAGTCTTTGAGACACGCCATGAGATGGTTCTGGGAAGGAAACCCCCACTCGAGGTTTCTTGTGAATAAGAAATCATCAAATCCAATAGGCCCCTTGGTACACGGCACAACCCAGGGGGACTGAATATACTCTTTGAGTCCCCCGTAATCAGTTATAATGACGGGTTTGGACCGCAACGCAGCCTCAACGGCCCCCATTCCGACCCCCTCGGAGTGTGAGCAATTGACGTAACAGTGACACGCGTTGTGTACACGATCGAGATCATCATCACTTAACAGCCCTTCAATGACGACGACTCCCGGAGCTTTGAACTCCGCGCGGCGAATACACGTCGCCTTGAGCACAAGACGTGCAGCGGTTCCGAAATTGCACGCGAGAAACGCATTCACAAGACCTTGGATGTTCTTTCGCGGGTCGATAATGTTTCCAATCGTGTAAAACGTGTATGGAGGTGGTGTTCCGTGATCAGGATCGATCGGACATCTGTGTGGTTTTTCATCAGCATAATGTCTCAGAAGTTTCCACGTCACGGAGGGAAACTGACGCTCGAGTGTGGAACGCGCAAACTCGGACGGACAATGTATAGTGCCATATCGCGCCAGTAAACCATAGGCGGGGTTGACGGGTTCGGTTTCACATACGGTCATATATATCCAGTCGGTACAAAGGGGTTTGTACCCGTCAAAAACGTTCAACTGTTGCTCGATGGGGAGCACAAAGGCGAACCCGTGGTCATAGTGCGTTCGTGTCGGAAGCTTTCCCACTTCACAGTACTCCCCGTTCACGAGTTTTGCATACTGTAAAACCACCTGGCCTATACCTGACAGCGGTGTGGGACCAACGAACAGCCACGAGTCCATACCTATAAAAAGCCAAGTTCCTTTACTTGATGACTCAGCATTGCAACCCTAAACTCAAGAGGATTTTCAATAAAAATTCGTATAATCATTTCACGACCTGCGCGGCTTATAGGAGCTTGCGTGTACAGAAATGAAATAAGTGAAGCTATATAATAAAACATTTGGTGTTTAGGGTTCAGAAACTTTATACGCAAACGCACGTTCAAATATGTATCCCCAATTGTCGATGTCTATGCGAACGTCAAAATGGTTGAAAAATTCCTCTTCCACGAGTTTCTTCAGTTCCCGACACGTGGGATCATTTGACGGATCCGGTACGGGTTGAATATCAAGAGTCGTCCCGAGCAATGCCACTTTCATTCCACAACTCTGAGTACACAAGGCCTGTCGGCTTAAAGCTGTTTACAAATTCGTGCCATGGCAGTTCGGGTTGGTACTCCCCAGTGTTTGGAAGTCTTCCTCTCTTCGAGTGCAGAAGCGACGTTTGTTGTGCGACGGGGGAGCATAGGAGAGGCAACCCAGCGTGACGCACGAGACCAAAGTATACGTGGTCCAATCCACCACGAGCGTCTACGTTATTCAGAATGAATTGAGCAAAAGGTTTCGTCATCCATACAGCCTCACACCCACCGTTATTGTTCAGCTGACGCAGTTCGCCATCTGGAAGGATACTAAAGTTCACACCAACGGATGCATTTATAAATGGAATTCCGGGGTAGGTCTTGAACTTCGTCTTCCAGTCGCGAATGAACACCACGTCGTCATCACAAAACAGAGCCTCGGTGACCGTCGGATCGTTCACAAAGTGCTGCAATCCTTCCATTTTTTTCACGAGACCAGAAATGCATTCGGGGCTTAGATGTTGCCCGAGGCGTTTATGTAGCCACACAACAAATGGGTGGTTCACAGCATACTTCGTATTCCATATAACGTCGTCAAACCCTCGGTCTTTCAAGTGTTGTTCAAGTACAGGTTTCCTCTCTGAACATGTAATTGGACAATGTGCGACATAGAGCCTCATTATATACACTGGTTTTAGTATCTTTAACGTCTTAAATTGAGATATGCTGGGTGTGCCGACTCCAGGAACTCTTTACACACGTCTGGAGTAAGAACCTTTGGCTTGTAACACTTGATGTTCGAAAGACACCCCAGAATTTTTAGATCATCATCACCCCAATGCGTAATTCCATCATGTGAATAGTCCTTGTCTCGTCCCGAACCTACGAGTTTTATGCACAAATTTTCATAATCTATGTAATTGCGTATCATTTCAAACGGACGATACAGCAAAAACGGGGTGATCGAGTAGCATACTGGAATGTACCCGGAGTATGCGAGCCCAACTGCGACACCAATCATAAGCATCTCCGCCGACCCAACATTCATAAAACGATCGGGGAAATCATCACGGATAGGATCTAAAATACCGTACCCAAGATCTCCAGTAATCAAAAAAAGTTTGGAGTTTTGCTTCATAGCATTGTGCAGTTGCGTAACGAAATCTCTTCTCATTATAAGTTTCTGGCTCGTAACTTTTAAGTACATGATAATGTCCCTGAAGACCGTGAAGTTCTGGAATGACGTGATCCGTCATCTTCGTAAACCACACGTAAATGCGAGAATCAAACGCCTTGAGACGAAGCCATAGATACGGAACATTCACCTTATCATACGCACAAAACCCGTTTATGTTTACGTGAACTTGAAGATTGGGAAGGCGCAGACGAAGCGCTTCCCAAACCGATCCTTCGGCACACTCGCCATCCGAAATGACGACGTGAACCTTCTTCTTCGGGTTCCCAAGTGCGAGTCCACATGCAACGAGTATAGCACTCCCAAGAGAACCCGAGGCGACTGGAATGTCGTGTTCTACGTCTCGCCCTGGATGAACACCGTGCACATTGAAAAGGTTCTCCGCATCGTACCCCTTGTACTTTTCGAGCACACAGTAAAGCGCAAGACCCGAGTGGCCATTGGAAAGTACAACAATGTCATCTGGCTTCTTCGTCTTGAAGATGTAATCTAGAATTGGAAGCGTTGTTAAACAAGAACTCAAGTGCCCCTGTTTGTGTCGAAAAGAGATGTCGAGAATTCTGTTCTCCATAATTTAGAAAATGCGTCAAAGTTTTATATAAAAATCTAGCTCCATAACTCTATAATGAAAGTTCTCGTGACTGGAGGTTTGGGGTTTATTGGTTCGAACTTCATTCGTTATATTCTTGATCATTCTGATGTACACGTCGTAAACGTTGACAAGTGCGACTACATGGCTCGCGAACACAACGTCTCAAGTCACCCAAGGTACACGTATATTCGAGGTGACATCACTGAACAGTATCATATGCGCCATGTATTTACAGAACACAAACCCGACATTGTTGTTCACTTCGCAGCGCAGTCGTGCGTCACGAAAAGTTTCGACCTTTCATTTCAGTACACGAAGGACAACGTTCTCGGAACCCACGTGCTTCTTGAATCGGCAAAAGACTATGGCAAACTTCACAAGTTTATTCACATAAGCACAGATGAGGTGTACGGCGAGGTCGGCCCTTCCGTCACGTGTGGTGAAGAGGCTCCGTTCAACCCAAGTAACCCGTACTCAGCAAGCAAGGCGGCTGCCGAACTGTACGTTCGGGCGTACTCACACGCCTTTAAACTTCCATGTATTATCACCAGGGGGAATAACGTTTTTGGTCCGCAACAGTACCCTGAAAAGGTTGTTCCATTGTTTATAACGCAAATTCTCAATGGAATTCCAGCAACGATTCACGGGGAGGGTCTCTTTCGACGCAACTTTATTCACGTCGATGACGTATCAAAGGCTATTCATCTTATACTTACGTCCGGGGAAGTTGGGAAAACGTATAACATCGGAAGTCGGCACGAGTACTCAGTGCTCCAAATTTTCGACAAAATTAAGGCAATCACAGGGAAAGGCGACTGTACGTTTGTTGATGATCCGCGTCCATACAACGACTCGAGGTATTGCATAGACAGTTCTGAGCTTCGAAAGCTTGGATGGTCAGAAGATCCCAATTTTGATGAAAAATTGAAAGAGACTATTGAGTGGTACGCGAACAACCCAGACTGGTACAATTAATTTCGGACGTAACAACAGATGACGATACTGAACATTCTTCTCATGACGGCCGCGGAACTGTTTGGGAACGCGCATCTCAAGTGGTTTGCCGAGAACGGAAAGAATCATCATCTGGGCCTTGGGGTCGTTGCATGGCTCGTCGTTCTTGTGTTCCTCGTACAGAGTCTGGCAAGTCAGAGTCTCATGTGGACGTGCATCATGTGGGAGGCTATGATTGTACTCGGCGGTGCAATAACGGCGTTCATAGTGTTTGGTGAAAAGTTTACACACTGGATTCAATGGCTTGGTGTTCTGTTCGCACTCGGCGCCGCCATATGCATAAACTACGAGTGTCCATCTGCTATTAAACCTATTGACTGTTCATAAGCTATGGATCCAAACTGGAAGTTCGTGTTTCAAAGACTCGACAACTTGGAAGCTGAGTTGTCAGAACTTCGGGAGGTGACGTGGCCCGTGTGTCAGGGTATTAGAGATCAATTGAGTCAAATGAAAAATATACCGGAAAAAAGGCGTTTTTTCAAGTTTTTAGATATAGACGTTGTTCGGCGCTTGCTTCAGCTCAAGGGTGAGTACATGGGAAAGTACCCAGCCCTAAACGTCGAAGAACTTCGACAGGTGCTGGTAGAGGTGCCTCGGGTGGTCTAGGAACGAGCTTCGTCTTCCCGTCGGCCCATGTCCCTGTACGTATCCATTCTTGAATATTCTCTTCCGTCTGCAGATGCTTGTGTTCGCCCTCGTCAAGTGCATGTGCAAATGTTTTGAGTTTATTCAAGACGTGTTTCGCATCGCCAAAACTACTCAAATGCCATCCAGCGTACGCATACGTAAAAAACTTCCAACGATTGTCACGGAACATGTTCGGCCCGTGCTTTCGTACGAGGGCAGCTGTCGTAACAACAGTCCCGAACCATGGCTCAGTCATCAGAAGATAATCGAGCGAGTATTGGTACATCCACATGTGGACAGAGGATATAGGGTGTTCAAGCTTTTCAAACGGGACAATGTTCATATCAGGAATTTCGTCGACGTCACTTATCATAACAACGGCTTCATCTGGAACGCTCTCAAGACCCCGTAATATACACTCGCGTTGATACTTTTCACGAGACCATGGGTTCTTGTCTTTCGGAGACTCGTCTGCAGTAACAATCACGTGTTCAATTTTGGAAAGCCATTTGGCAAATCTGTCTTTATTGTTTTGGAAAAAAAGTTCCTTCGAGGTTCCGACGTGATTCACTTCTGCTTCGACGAGAACAAAACGGTCAACATACTCGTCAAGAACTGTGAGGCGGAGTTCCAATATGTCGAGTTCGTTGTAGAACATAAATGCGTCAACGATCATAATATTAAAGAGTAACTTCCTTTTAAATATAATGATTGTCACATCTGCGGGGCGAAACGTTGTACTGGACTCGTCGGACGACCGTGTTCGAGCGCATCTTCAGGACCCGAAGGGGTACGCGCAGTTTATTATCAAGCAAATTAACACTGACCGAATTTACGATCGCTGTCTCGCGACCAAGAACAACCTCACCATCCTTGACATTGGTGCAAACGTGGGTCTGTTCAGTTTGTATGCACAGGATGCAGCGAAACGGCTTGTCGCAGTCGAGCCCACACCATCACACCAGTACGTGTTCGAGAAGTTGACGTGCGACGCGAAGAATGTTGAACTTGTAAAGGCGGCTCTTTCCGACGTGGATGGCCCGATCGAGTTTTACATTTCAGAGGAAAATTCCACTATGAATTCCATAGTGAACAAGTATGGAAAGTCTATTCATGTCGAGGGTATGTGTCTCAAGTCACTTCTCGAGAAATATAACCTAGAAAAGGTTGATTTTTGCAAAATTGATATAGAGGGGTCTGAGATGCGAGCCATTACGACGGAGACGTTAGGAGCAGTCTTCGATAAGATTGACGAAATCTTCATAGAGTGTCATGCAACTGTTCCAAATTTTACGCATTATGATATTATTCAAAACCGTCTACGCATGGAGAAGGTGTTCCAGGATGTCGGGTACAAGACGCAAGTTGTGAACTTTGACACGATCTATGCTCACAAGTAAACTTATTGTCTAAAAAATGAAAAATTGGATTCAGGGCGAGGAATCATGTGTGTATAGCCGAGACTTTGAAGGTACGGTGGTATAGGGCTTTCGTGTACATTGAAAATTTCCACAACCAAGTACGGCATGTGCGTCCGAAGTGTGTGTTCAGCTCCCATGAGCACTTCAAGCTCGTTTCCTTCTACATCAACTTTCATAAAGCTTGGGGTTCCCGTGTACACGTCATCAAGTTTTTTCATAGGGACTGCATGAGGTTCATCTATATGACCGTCATGAGGTTTCAGAGAGCATCCTCCATAGTTTGTAAGCGATCCGTCTTTTTTTGGATAAAATATGTTCGCTGTTCCATTATCCGACGATAGGGCGTAAGGGTATACACGAATAGGAAACGATGTCGTGTTCTGGTCTGCGTTTTGTTGAATAATTTCATGAAACACGGGTTCAAACGTATGTACAGACCCGTAGTCTGAAAACATGAGGGCATTGCACCCAATGTTTCCACCTACATCAATAAGATCTGTCCCGGATTTGTGCCCTTGAACAATGTCTTGGCGCATCCACCCGTCCCACTCGTACCCTCTCGAAACACACGGGCCTATGAATTGATCATCGGCAAATGCACTTATCTTCCATTTTCCACATGTGTGAGTTGTAAGCATTGGTGAATTTACCATATAAAACTTTAAGTCTAAAAGTACGTATGAGGATTCTCGTCACTGGCCGAGATGGGTTCATAGCGCGTCACTTGGTTCAAAAGTTGCAAAATGAAAACCACACAGTAGTTTCGACGGGTCGTTGCGATGACGTGTTTCGCGAGCTCGATTCGTTTCTCCCTGAAATGATTGTGCATCTAGGAGCTGAACTTAAAGATGAGTCGAAGATGTTCGAGTCGAACGTCATGTTGACTCTGAAGATTCTCGAGTGGGTTCGAAACCATCCTTCCGTAAAGCTCATCTTGTTTGGGACTTCGAGTGAGTATGGTCACTTGAACAAACCACGACACGAGTCTGACTGTCCGCAACCTCGAACCATTTACGAAGGAACAAAGGCGGCAACGACCATGCTTGCACAAGCATGGGCGACAACGTATAATCTCAAGGTGTTGTTTGTTCGACCATTTACCGTGTACGGAGCGGATGAAAAGCCATATAAACTGTCTCAAATTTTGTTTCGAAAATGGAAAGATGGAACAACACTCAAGCTGAGTGATGGTATGCACGACTACGTGTATATTGACGACTTTCTCGAAGTTCTAACTACACTTATGTTCCGAGACTTTCCAACGTTTGAAATAGTGAACATCGGGTCGGGTGTTCAGCGATCCAACTATGAATTTGTTCGAATCTTTCAAAAGGTCACCGGGTACGTGTTCCCCATAGAACTCGGCGAGTCGAAGGATCCTTCCATGTGGGTATGTGACGTGTCAAATCGAAACTTCCACATCCCATCGCTCGAATCAGGTGTCGAACGAATGGTCTCTGAATATTTAAAGCAAAAGGGCTAATTACATATATGATTGTGTTTACGACATTTCACACGGAAAATTATCAGCCTCTTGCTGACATAACTCTCGAGAAGAGCAAGCGACCGTATTGTGAGCGCCATGGATATCCCCTTGTTGTCAAGACATCAGGATGGAAGTATGAACGAAATGCTATAGGGTTTGATAAGATTACTCTTGTTCGAGAGGCGCTGGAAAAGTACCCAGAGTGTACGTGGGTATTTTTCAGCGAGTGCGATGCGATGATAACTAATTTTAACATAAAATTGGAAAAATTCTCAGACGAACGCTTCCATTTTATACTTCCTGCGGACATCAATGGAACGAATTGTGGCAACTTTATGGTTCGCAACTCGGACATTGGGCGTGCGTACCTTGACAGTATAGAAGCTGCAGCGGCAGTGTATCGTCATCATTACATGTATGAAAACCAATATATACAAGACACTGTAACAGGAACTTTCTGGAAAACGATCATTAAAGTGGTTCCTCAACGTTTGTTTAATTCATATGACTATGAGACGCTTCCAAAGTATCCCAAGCCATGTAAAGACGCACTTGGAGTGGACGGACAATGGCAACCGGGTGATTTTATGGTTCATTTTGCAGACAAGTCCCTCAAAGAACGTGTAGACCTCGCAGAGAAGTATCTGACGCTCATTTCACAATAAGTTCACGCCTTTTCGAAAATATCAAATACCACTTCACCTTGATGGAGTGGAAACGATAAACTCTGGTTTATGGTAAGTATAGACCCTGTGCCATGAAGCTTTGAGCCTTTGCCAAGTCTCAAACCTTTGGGGCCAATACCGAGACGTACGAGCTCTGTGACATCCACGTCATCCACGCGCGCGCTTTCGAGCTGAAAGAGTGTTCGCGAAGGACCTTCGTACCCTGTATATACTTTTTCATGTTGACCTCGAAAGATGTCGTCGGGATGTTCCCGGAAGTAGTAGTCACTATTATGAAACCCAAGTGGGTCTGGATGAGGAATCCTTTCAGTTGAAAACGCGACCGCCTCTTGAAATGAAGGAAGAACTACTCCTGGTACATCTACAACGTATTTGCAGAGAAACAGGTCTTCATTTTGGTCCGGTGGCGACGTTTGCACCGCGTTGCAAATTTTTTTCATTGTTTCTGTTTTTCGCAACGCAAATGCGCCATTCCCTTGAAACACTCTCGGGTCATCTGCTGGGTTGTGAATCCAGGGAGCACCTATGTAATCATACTTGCAGTAGCGTAAGATGTCATTCTTTCGTATTCCAGTGTCTGAACAAAACAGGAGAAGTCTCTTGGACGTGAAATTCGAGTAAAATTCATATGATTTCAAATAGTAGTTGTACTTTTCGCGGACAAATGGCCGAACGGGGAACTCTATGAACCGAATATTTGTTCCTTCACCTATAATCTCTCGAAAATAGTCGATATTATCCATCGAGTGAAATATCGTAAGGGCCGCATACGGGAACATGCACGAAAAGTTCTTTAAAGTGCCACGAAGTGATGGAATAAGACGCGTCTCAATAAGAACACCTTCAAGTTCGGCATTCTCAGGGGGTGGATGCGTCGTAAAATCACATTCCCATGGTGCGTTCAAGAAGGCGTCCATATGACATTATATATTTAGTCTTTTATATCGATCGAAATTTCCTTCACGTGACAGTGAATGCGTCTGAGATCCGTCGATGAGTTTCCATATCGTTGTCCAATCATCACCTTGACGCCCGACCCACGAATAACACGCAACCTTTTTAGGAATCTGCTGTGAGTCTAGAAACTTGCTCAACACATAGTCATCCGAGAAGTAAAAGTTCTTGTCCGACGTTTCGGAGAGTGGTTCAATGGTCGGAAAATGGTCAAACGCACCCCGAGGAATGAGCACCCCAAAGGAACATTCCATAATCTCCGCTGGTTGTCCGTGTCCCTGAACGAGTAGAAAGTCGCATGGTATGTTGTGTCGCCGAGTTGTTTCTGGATACGTTATACTCGAATAGCACACTGCACACTTGTGCTCCATGTACCCGTTCACAAGACCTTCGATGACACGAGGCTGATATGTGACATCGTCATCCAGAATAACCACGAGTGTCGAGGGATCCGTCTCAATGCGGAGCGTCGGAACAATTTTCGTAAGAGAACCATAGTCTTCACAACGAGTGACAATGACTCCGAGATCCTTGAGCGTCGCCTCGAGGCTCGGGTCGGGTCCCCTGTTGAACTTTGGGTACCAGTTTGGAAGGTTTACGTATATGACGTCAGGTTTCACAGTGCCTTCTTGAATAGACCGAATAGACTTGACGACTGAATCTTCGCGGGTTGGAATGGTTGTCAAAGTAACAACGATTCTCATGCAAGATTCATGTGAACTATCCTTATTTAAAAAGGATACGTGAAGAGTTATAAATGCTTCACGTGTTTTATCGCATAAGTGACGCGGGACCAAACTGGTACACCGTCCGTCCAAACGGGTTTGACAAGAGGAAAGTATTTGAAAACTTTTTATCAGGTTTCAAAAACTCGGAGATTCACGTCATATGCGACAACATTCGAACTGATACAGTTCAATGGCTTAAAGAGCGTGTAAAAGACGTTGACGTTCTCAAGTATATGGATGGTGAACACGTGAATGCCACTTCTGAACTCGCGTGCAACTCGTTTGTATATATGATCAAAAAGGCAAAGGACACTGTTAAACCAGGTGATTATGTATACTTTTTAGAGGATGACTATATTCACCTACCTGGATCAGAAGAGTTGATCAGTGAAGGTCTCAAGGTTGGTGATTACGTGTCCCTATATGATACGCCCCACGATTATATGAAAACTCGAAACGGGAGTCAACAAGCGTTTCATGAAATGTTGGCACTCGGATCTCCACAAGGGGCGAACGTTCCATTTGTTTGCGAACCATTCAAGACGGAGTTGTTTAGAACAAACTCCGTGCACTGGCGAAAGAACGAATCAACTACATATACCTTTGCCATTAAGCAACAAACACTCGTGGATGATTTTAATGAACTTATTCAGGAAGGTGCGAAGGGTGATGCGCAAGTCTCTGAAGCTATACGCAAGAAAAACAGACTCATTCTTCTGTCTGTGCCTGGACATTCGAGTCATATACAAATCCCGTGGATTACTCCGAATAGAAGAATTTACGAAGATCTCGTAAAAGTACTCGAGTCTTAACGAAGACTGAGCATGTATAGCGTTGACCGAATCAAGGCTACAATTTCATCCTGAATATTCTTCAGGTACGTGTCCCCCCGTGGAAGCTTGAGCTTCCGAATCCGACCCAGGAGCGACCGAAAGTACTGACGGGCCTTCTTCGGGTCACGTAAAAACCGCTTGTTCATCGTAATGCGCTTGAGCCGACCGTACTTGCCCATGTACGCCTCGGCCCACGCGTCGAGCAAAGGAACGATTCCCTCGTAATAGGCCTGGAGCGCCTTGTGCTGCGCATACGAGTTGGTCGTCAGGTGGAACATATGTGCCTGTTCCCGAGAGTTCATAAGCATACCGACGTACCGGTTGGCAGCCATCTTTATAATTTACAAATAAAATTGTTCGGGTCTAGTAGAATGGGTGGGTTCAGTGAGACTGTGTTCCCTCCTGGTAAGATTCTGTACAAGGGTCTTGAGAATTTGTCGTGCAAAATTCTGTTACGAGACACGCGGTTCTTTTACCTCACAGAACGAGCGTACGTCGCCAAAGAGTACGGGACGTTGTGCCGTTTCAGAACCAAAAAGACGCTCCGCCTGTTTGAGCTCACACACTCGAACGTTCAGAAACTGGTCAAGCACTATCATTTGAAGCCCGAGACTAAGAAACTCTTACGCGTTGCAATGGGTACGGGCACGACGGTCGGGCAACAAGTCAAAGCAGCTCGGGCTATTCTCGGTAACAAGGCGGGAACGCTTCCGCGCGCGTCAAACACACGCAAAGGTCAGCGTCTGAGTTACAAGGAACTCAACCGCGCCGTGTTTGGGAACCTGAGCAAAGAGTTTCTGGTTCCAGAGGGGTACGATGGGTACTATGCACCCGCAAAGCGCTCCATCTTCCACAATGGTACATTTCACTCTGAAATTATGCTCGTCAATGCGTATCAGAGCATAGAAAACGCCGGTGGTGGACAAGCAGCCCCTGTCATTTCGCAACGGTCATTGAAGTGGGCCCTCCCACGTCTGTTCATGGAATACTGCAAAGGAACGAAACGACTCGTGAAACCATATGGGGGCAACATGACCATATTCTGTACGGGAGGCATGGCAGTCCGTCTGTACCTGCAACAGAAGAAACTCAATTTACCTCCAAAAATACGACAGACGTCAGACTTTGACTTTACGTTTGCAGTTCCTCGGCAGCTTCCATCGGCCAAGTCAGTCGCTTCGTATGCATACGCCATGCAAAAAATCATGACGGAGCACCTCTCTGGGTTCACCGAGTGGTTGAACAGGAACTATAAGGGGGTGAACGCTCGTCTCAAGGTGAACACCTACGTGAGATCGAGGTATGACGCACCCCGACTCCAAGTTCCGGCGACGAAACGCAAGGTGTACCAGGTTGTCACGTACCAGATTGCCACAGGAAAGAATACCGTCACAGATCTTGTAGATACAGCTCTTGCCGTGTACCCTCGGGCGTCACGCGACATGCTTCAACTACCAATGTCATATAAGCTTGGAATTCCTGTCCAAAAATTAAAGTACCAACTCAAAGACTCTATGGCACTTTTGTCCGGATCGTTCGTGTACCGTGGTCTCATTTCGAAACGTAATCCACTCAAGGGAAAAGTTAAGGAGAAGGGTCAGAAGAATGCGGAGCGTGTGTTTGAACTTTTACAAATTTCAAAACGAAATATGACACTTGCCAGCGCTCGACGGGCGGCGGTGCCCCTCTTGACGGCGATTGAACTCAAGAACTATAGGTACGCCAAGGAGAGTGCAAAGAGGGTCAATAAGGTTCTGAAAAAAATACAGTAAAAAGGTATGGAGGAGGCCTTCTTTTTAGTGGCCGTCCTAGTTGTTTTGTGTACTATATTAGTCTTACTCACATTCAAGGAAGAGGTCCAGGAAGTCATCGAAAAGGTGTTCACAGGAAGGGGGTTCACAAGTGATGACCACCCATGGGACGAGCCTCAATTTGTGAACGATATTATCACTCCAGAAGAGTGCAAGTACATTATCGATAAAGCAACGCCAATGTTCTCGAGAAGTATGGTCGTGAACGATTCAGGAGTGGATCCTTCGCGAACAAGTGAAACGGCATGGATAGATAAGGACGATCCGGTTGCTCAAAAAATATTCAAGAAAGCACTTGAATTTACAGACAAAACACCTGAAAATTGCGAGAACCTTCAGGTTGTCAGGTACGGTCCCGGGACATTCTACAGGGCTCACCATGACTCGTGCTGCGACGGGTCTCAGGGATGTGCAAACTTTGAGAAGGACGGGGGACAACGCGTCGCCACTTTACTCGTGTACCTCAACGACGGGTTTACAGATGGCGAGACGCACTTTCCTAAATTGGATCGTAAAATGAAAGCACCTCCTGGATCTGGAATTGTGTTTTGGCCCATGGGTCGGGACGAGTGCAAGTGTCATCCCAAGGCACTTCACGCGGGGCTCCCCCCGACGACGGGTATAAAGTACGTGTGCAATGCTTGGATCCGCGAGAATAAATTTCGGTGATATTTGTAAATGAAATTCAACGTGTGGGTGCTCTTGGCTGTCCTCTTTGCTGCCGCGGTTTTCCTTGCCCCACAAGTTTCCAACTTTTTGTATGATAGTGGAGGGAACTATAATGTCGTGTGGCCCCGTGCCTACAACAATTGGATGGGTCTTGACGGGCGTATTGACGTGCCCACGGGAGCCATGTGTGACGTCAGCAGCATGTGTTAGAAAAAAACGTTTGCTGTCCCCGCTAGGACTCCAACCCTGAACCAATGAAACCAGGCACAAAGGTCCTCGACCAAACCCCTCTAAGCCCCAGAGCACACGCAAAGTTCGTGTGGTCTAGAGCCCAACGGAGCCCAAACAGACACTT